AGATTTCAAAACTCGGGGATAAAACGGATGAGATACTTCCGAAAGTCCTGCAGGCAGGAGCGGAGGTCGTTGAGAAAAAAGTGCGCTCCAATTTACAGGCATCCATCGGAAAAGGCAGTACTCCTTCTAAATCCACAGGACAGCTTTTATCGGCGCTCGGCACATCTCCACCAAGGCAGGACAAGGACGGAAATTTCGATGTGAAAATTGGTTTCTCTGAGCCAAGGGCTGACGGCAGCAGTAATGCTATGGTGGCATCAGTGCTTGAATACGGCAAAAGCGGTCAGCCGCCGAGACCTTTTCTTAAGCCCGCAAAATCGGCTGCAAAGAATGAGTGCATAGAAGCCATGAAAGCAAAACTGGAATCGGAGGTGGGGAATATATGAGTCTTTTATCGGAACTGAAAACCATCATCACAGGATTAGGACTTCCGGTTGAAACGGGCGTGTTCTCCGGGATGCCTCCCGACAGATACACAGTGCTGACGCCGCTTTCCGATACGTTCGATATGTATGCGGATAACAGGCCTGAGATAGATGTGGAAGAGGTCAGGATATCCATTTTTGACAAGGGAAACTATCTGTCTGTGAAAAGGCAGATAACGGCGGCGCTTTTATCTTCCGATATCACCATCACCGACAGAAGATATGTCGGCCATGAAAATGATACCGGATATAACCACTATGCCATTGATGTGGCAAAAGAATATATAACAAACTAACAGGAGGAATGAACTATGGCAACGATAGGACTTGACAGTCTGTATTATTCAAAGATCACCGAAAATGCATCGGGTGAAGAAACCTATGCAACACCTGTGAAGCTCGCCAAGGCGATCGAGGCGGAAGTCTCCGTGGAGCTTAACGAGGCTATCCTTTATGCCGATGACGGAACCGATACCGTTATCAAGGAATTCAAAAGCGGATCCATTACACTCGGTGTAAATGATATAGGCAAGGATGCCGCAAAGGATCTGACAGGAGCGACCGTGGACAGAAACGGTGTGCTCGTATCAACAGGCGAGGATACTCCCGTACCCGTGGCTATCGGCTTCAGGGCAAAGACAGCAAGCGGCAAGTACAGATACTTCTGGATTTACCGCGTGCTTTTTGGTATCCCCGGAACGAGCCTTAAAACCAAGGGCGACAGCGTGGAGTTCCAGACACCTTCCATCGAGGGTGCTATCTCAAGAAGGAACAAGCTGGACGGACAGGACAGGCACCCGTGGAAAGCGGAGGTCACCGAGGGCGAAACTGGTGTTACGGCAGGAACGCTTACAAACTGGTTCCAGAGTGTATATGAGCCGAACTATACGGCAGCCGCTGGCGGCAACGGTTAAGGAGGAATGACCTATGGCAGAGAATAAGAATACGGCAGTAAGCGACAGAGCTTCTGTGATCACCATCGGCGGGAAAGAGTATGAACTGCTCCTTACCACAAAGGCAACAAAAGAGATCGGAAAGAAGTACGGAGGACTTGGTGACCTCGGGGAAAAGCTGATGAAGTCGGAGAACTTCGAGAAAGCCATCGATGAGCTCATCTGGCTTATCACGCTTCTTGCCAATCAGCCGATACTGATCCACAACATCAGGGAGCCTGAAAACAAGAAAGCTCTCCTTGAGCCCGAGACCGTGGAGCTTCTTACCACACCTCTTGAGCTTGCTGATTTCAAGGACGCCATCATGGATGCCCTTATGAAAGGCACAAAGAGGAATATAGAGAGCGAGCCCGAAAAAAACGCATAGGCGGGCAGGATACCTCTGACGAGGAGGTCTTTGCCCGTCTTATCTTTTACGGAGTCACACTTCTGAACCGGACGGAAGAGGAAGTGTGGCTTATGCCCCTGGGGCATCTATTAGACCAGTGGGAGATATATAAGCAGTTCAACGGACTGGCAAAAGCGAAAAAAGAGCACTTTATTGATGAGGTCATTCCGTATGGGATATAAAAAGAATTCCCGTTCTACAGTTTGTAAAACGGGAATTTGTAATTAAGTGTCTTTTCGAAGAATCTCCAAATATGAAGTATAAGAATAAATCTTTGATTTTCCGACTTTTGATGTTTGTGACAGTATTCCTTTGTCGCAGAAAAGGTCCACATACTTGGCTGTAGTGTTATAGGAGAAGCCCAATGCATCAGAAGTCTTTTTGACATCGATAATGGGATTCTTTTCAAGGTATGTGAGAAGGCTCTTCAGGTTGTTTTTTATTCGAGAGGATTCAGCATCAATCAGATCAATGTTTTTAGTGTGTAAAGCAGTCAGCTTATCGATGGTGTCTATTGCATCTTCGGCTGTTTCCGCAATTGCTCGTAGGAAGAACAGAATCCACTGTTCATAATTTCCGCTTTTTCTGACTTCTGTCATTCTGTCATAATATTCAATACGATTAGATTTCAGATAGCAGGAAATATAAAGCGATGGGGTAGAAAGAATATGTGTCTCCATCAGGAAAAGAGTGATAAGGAGACGACCAACTCTGCCATTTCCATCGAGGAAGGGATGAATGGTCTCAAATTGATAATGAATAAGGGCAGCCTTGATAAGCGGATCGAGGGAATCTTCAGCATTAAGGTATTTTTCAAGATCAGACATCGCATCTTTCATATCTTGCGGATTAGGTGGAATATATCTTGCATTCTTCAGTGTGCTGCCTTGCCCACCTATCCAGTTTTGGGAATAACGGAATTCACCGGGAGTCTTTTCACTGCCGCGAACCCCTGAAAGCAGAACTGAATGCGTTTCTTTAATCAGTCTGTTGCACAGGGGAAGCGTGTTTAATCGGTTTACAGCATACTCCGCAGCCTTAATGTAGTTAACTACATCTGATACATCACCATTTATATTGGTTTCGATATTCGGATCAAGAACATCGTCAAGCGTACATTGTGTGCCCTCAATCTGTGAAGAAACCAGTGCTTCCTTGCGGACATACATTGCTACGAACAGATCCATATTCGGAATTCGGGATGATAGACCATCTAAAAGAGCAACTTTTCGATTGGCTTCAATCAAAAGAGATGTTGCTTCATTGTCGAGTTCGACAGGTGGAGAAGGCGGCAGTGGAGCAGGACGGAATGAACGATATTCGGCATCCCCTGAAAGATTAGTAACAAAAGAACCAGAACGGTTTTGCATATCAATCACCTCTGAAGTTGAGTTTTCTGTTTCTATTATACCACGGCAAACTCAAAATATCAAGCAACATGAAAAAATACGGATAGAAAACTCAAAAACAAGGCAGAAAATGAAATTGTATTAGATGTTATCAACGAAAAACTCAAGTTTGAAAGAAAGGAGGCAGCTTATGGCAGATAATTTCGGCCTGAAAATCGGAGTAGAGGGCGAGAAGGAATTCAAGAAAGCACTGTCGGAGATCAACGGCACGATGAAAGTGCTGGGCTCGGAGATGAAGCTTGTTGAATCATCCTTTGATAAGCAGGATAAATCCGTTCAGGCGCTTACGTCAAGAAACGAAGTGCTGAATAAAAACATCGAAGCACAGAAGCAGAAAATCGAAACACTGAGATCAGCCCTTGAAAATGCCTCCACATCTTTCGGAGAAAATGATAAGCGAACACAGGCGTGGCAGATACAGCTCAATAACGCAGAAGCCGCATTAAACGGCATGGAGCGGGAACTGAAGGATAATAACGATGCCCTGGATAAAGCTGCAGACGGCTTTGATGATGCCGAAAAAGAAGCCGACAAGTTCGGCAAGGAGGTCAAGGAAAGCGGTGAGCAGACAAGCTCCGCCAGCGAGAAGTTTAAAGCCGCTGGTGAAGTCTTAAAGAAGGTCGGTGAAGCCATGGCAGCCGCTGTGGCAACCATAGGAGCCGCCGCAGTCGCTACAGGCAAAAAGCTCTATGATATGGCAACGGAGACGGCAAATATCGGTGACGAGATAGACAAGACCTCACAGAAACTCGGTATGTCTGCCGAGGCCTACCAGGAGTGGGATTATGTCCTCGGCCAGTCGGGTGTGGAAATAACCTCCATGACCACAGGCTTAAAGACCCTTACCAATCAGATAGACGATGCCAAAAACGGAAGTGATAAAGCGGCAGAACGCTTTGCAAAGCTCGGTATCTCCATGGATGATCTTAACTCCATGTCAAGAGAGGACATCTTCGCAAAAGTCATCGAGGGTATGCAGGGCATGGCGGATTCCACAGACCGTGCGGCACTCGCCAACGACCTCTTCGGTAAAAGCGGTCAGAACCTTACTCCGCTGTTTAATGAAACAGCAGAATCAACCGCAGCCTTAAAGCAACAGGCGCACGACCTCGGCATGATCATGAGCGATGAGGCTGTGTCTGCATCGGCTGATTTTAACGACTCCCTCGATACTCTTCAGCGTACATTCACAGGCGTTAAGAACAATATCATGGGAGAACTACTTCCGGGATTTACAGAGATAATGACCGGGCTTTCGGAGCTCCTTGTAGGCGGCGAAGGCGCTAAAGAAAAGATACAGGCAGGCGCACAGCAGCTTGTGGATAAGCTTGCAGAAGTTTTTCCGAGGATAGCCGATGTGCTTATCACTCTGGTGGCATCCGTAGCTGAAATAGCACCGGGTATCATAGATGCACTTGTGCAGGGCGTGGTCAACAACCTGCCGCAGATAGTCAGTGCCGCAGGAAAAATAATCGTGACATTCTTAAACAGCCTTGTAAGCTCTCTTCCCCAGATAGCACAGGGGGCGCTTGAGCTTGTCATGACCCTTGTAAATGCGATACTTGAAAATCTGCCGATGATACTGGAAACGGCTATTCAGGTGATTGTAACGATTGCGACAGGAATAGCGGATGCGCTTCCGACACTGATACCGACTGTGGTTTCGGTCATCATGCAGATCGTGACCACGCTTATCGATAATCTGCCGAGTATCCTTGATGCGGCTTTGCAGATAATCATGGGACTGGCACAGGGTATCCTTGATGCCATACCTGTGCTTATTGAAGCCCTGCCGGAAGTAATAAACAGCATAATCAACTTCATTATCGAAGCGATCCCGATGATAATCGAAACGGGCATACAGCTTCTGACCTCACTGGTGGAAGCTTTGCCGACAATAATCGAAACCATCGTGGCGGCACTGCCTGAGATAATAAACAACATTGTGGAAGGGCTGCTTTCAAATATCCCGCTTATCATCGAAACAGGCATCACGCTTTTGGTATCCCTCATTGAGGCACTGCCGGATATTATCGTGACACTGCTTGAAGCGGTACCGCAGATAATCGAGAGTATTATCAACGCATTACTGGACAACATACCTCTCATAATCGAAACAGGAATACAGCTTCTGACTTCGCTTATCGAAGCACTCCCGGATATCATTGTTGCGGTGGTTGCCGCGATACCGCAGATCATAGACGGGCTGGTCACTGCTATACTCGGCTCTATCCCTCAGATAGTTCAGGCAGGAATACAGCTTCTCGTTTCCCTCATTCAGAATCTGCCACAGATAATAACCACTGTGGTTGGAGCAATACCTCAGATAATAAACGGTCTGGTGACAGCTCTTACCCAGAGCATACCGCAGATAATACAGTCGGGTGTTCAGCTCTTTATGTCGCTTATTAAAAACCTGCCGTCCATCATCATGGATCTTGTGAAAGCCGTACCTCAGATAATCACGGGACTCGTCAATGCCCTTGCCAAGGGCGTGGCGGAGTTTGCCAATATCGGTAAGATGCTGGTGGAAGGTCTGTGGAACGGTATCAGTTCTCTTGCCTCATGGATATGGGACAAGGTATCGAGCTGGGCGAGCAGTATCTGGGACGGCATCTGCAGCTTCTTCGGCATCAACTCGCCATCAAGGAAGTTCGCTGAACTCGGTAAATATATGTCTATGGGTCTCGGCATCGGTTTTGTTGATGAGATGAAGGATACCGACAAGGATATCATGGAGGCACTGCCTTCGGACTTCGATATCGATACGACTACACATGTGGATAATACTGTTGAGGGTGTCGGTGATGATGCTTTTGAAGAAGCATATAAGGACCGTGCGGTCGAAACCAATGTCAGAATAAATGCTGTTGCAGACGGTTTCAAGGATATATCCGATGAGATCACGGGGGCAGTTCCGGCTAAAGTCGATGTTCCGACTGTGGTTTATCTGAACACCGTTGTGGAGGGACTGGAGAATATCGGTGAGAAGATCACCGGGGAGATACCATCTGACGTTGGTGCTAAAACCGATGTGCATATAAGCACGGTGGCCGAGGGGCTTTCGGATATAGAAAAAGAGATCAAGGGAGAAATCCCGGATGATATTTCTGTTTCTGAAAAGGTTAATATATCTACCGCCTCTGAGGGCATTTCAGGGATTGAAAATGAACTCACTGCATCAGTTCCGACAGATCTCTACACTCGCACAAAGATACACATAAAAGCAGTGATAGAAGGTCTTAAGGATATCGAGAGAACCATACTTGATGCTATTCCGGCTGAGTTTGATATTAACGCCAGAACGCATCTTAAAGCAGTAGTGGAGGATATGACTCCGCAGGCAAGAATGATAAACGGCGGTATGAGCGGGGCAGGAGAAATGAACGGTCAGATACTTGTTCAGATACCTGTGTACCTCGACGGCAAGGAGATAACCGAATCGACAGGCATCATACAGACGGGAAGAAATCAGACCTACAAAAGAGCACTGGGGGTGACGTGATATGAGCATTATTATCCGGAGAAAAACAGATACCGCAAGGATAGCCACGCTCAACTCGGTGCTTTCATGCTCGGTGACTGAAAAGCTCACTACGGAGAAAACACTGTCATTTGAAACAGTCATCGATTCTTCCATGGAGCGCATAAATGATACCGATGCATATATCGCAGAATTCGAGGAGGATTACTACGATGTGGTAAAGGTCAAAAAAGCACTCACAGGCGGTCTGTATAAGATAACCCTTGACTGTGAGCACGTTTCCTATCGGTTATCCAACTCCAGTAACATCATAAACGAAGTGACTGCCACAGGAAATCCTCGTCAGATAATGACAGTCCTTCTTGCCGGCACGGAGTTCCATGTGGGCGATATCGAATCAAACGAGCCTGCGACTTTCTCTGTTACAAGCGAAACTACCCGCCGTGCGGCTGTTTTATCCTTTGCTGCCAGCATGGGGCTTGATGTTGATTTCAGGGACTATTTTGTGCATCTGTATCAGCACAGAGGGAGCACAACGGTAAAAGAACTGGTGGACAGAAATGTGGTATCCATATCGAAAACAACGGATAAGGCCAAAAGCAGCAGGAGCTATTCCTGCACCATAAGAAAGCCCGATAATCTAACCCTTGGTGACGAGGTGCATTTCGCATTTGACAAGCTCGGCATAAATGAAAATGTCAGAGTGATAGGTATCACCAGGCAGCCGTTTACCTCCAAGGATATATCGCTGGAGGTCGATAATTATACACCGACCATTGAGTCGCAGTTCGCAAGAATAGAGACAAGCATGGTGGCTAAAGGAAAGAACTACTATGGCGTGAAGATATCCGGCGAGGACGGTCTTTCCATAACGAGAGCAGACGGATCCGCAAGGGTGAAAATGAACGCCGATGAGTTCTCCATGCAGGCGGCAGATAATCAGGGACGGTTGCAGGATAAGATATTCTTTGACCCTGTATCCGGGGACTACAAGTTCATCGGAAATGTCAATATAAACGGCGGCGAGATAAATATCTGTAACAACTTCCGTGTGGATCAGAACGGCAATGCTTACTTAGCGGGAGACGCCACCATTTACGGCGGCAAGTACTATGCCGGCAGTCCTTCCGATATGGAGGGCTTTTCGCAGATGACCGCTGACGGCTTTGTGGTATATAACGCACAGACGGATGTCAAGCTGCGATTCGGATACACCTCCAACGGAGAGGATTTCCCGTTTGTGCAGCTCGGCTCCGGCTCGGGACAGAACACCGACTACGGTCTTATAAAGAAGTTCTCCGATGGTCTGTGGATCGGAAATTCCGACCCTGCGGATGCAAGCGGAGAGTTCAAGGCGAAAGCCGGATATAACGGTATGTTCTTTAAGTTTGCGGATAATACCGCCTATGTCGTACACAACACAGTGATGAAAAATATCTATACGGGTGCAGCCATAGCGAAGTTCGGATAAGGGGGTGATGTCTTTGGCAATAACCCCATGGAACTGGACAGCCTCAAACGGCACAGCAACTGCTATAGAAACAGCCAGAGCATACAATGCACTGGTGGGAAAGTGGAACACCAGCAACTTTTCCTACAAGGTCTGGAACGATCTTATTGCAAAGATAAATACAGTGAACACTGCTCTCGGCAGATCGTGGAAAACTGACTTTGCAACATTTGCCGATACCAGGGCGGCAGGAAGCTATACCGAACTGACCGCAGCGAGGTTTAACTCGGCAAGGCTGAATACAAACTACCCCTCATGGCGCTGGAATTATGATGAGGAATATGAAGGATATATCGGAAGAACCGATGTAAGAGGCATCGGGCAGTACGGAGAAAGCGGTGCCGATACCGTCTTCGGCGTGTATATCTTAGAGCTTGTGGCGAGGCTTAATACTGTCATAGGTATCATAAACGGAACGCAGGACACTGTCGAAATGGACGAGAGTGTACCTGTTATTTTATTGCCCGAAACCGAGATCACAAAGCTTCATTCCGAGCCTTTTGATGCCTTAAGGCAGAGAATGAGACTCCGTGCCACGCCGACACTGACCTCTGAAAATCTGCCGACACTGACGCTTCATTATCGTATACCGACTGCTTTGTTTTGTGCGATACTCGAACTGGAAAGTATCGCATCAAAGCTCGAAGGAAGTCTGCGCCAGAGCCTTATAGCAAGATGCACTCTTGCAGGAACGCTCCCGGTCGCTCTGTCCCAGTCGATAAGTGCGGGAGAAATTGCGACCGCTCATTTGAGGGCATTGCCTGTGGGAGTTTTCACGGCAAGGGGAGCACAGGAGATAAACGAGTATGCAAGGCTTCATCGATTTGGCAGTACAGCATTAAATGCTATAAATGCGGCTCAAACATACATTTCAGGCAAAAGCGTGGTGCTTAAAACCACAAGTATCGGCTGGCATCATGTGAGAATTATCATGGAGCCGGACAGCACTCTGGTGCAGGAAAGAAAACAGGCGGCAGAAAGCCATATAACGGGTACAGTATCCGGCGATGCACGTTTTATCCGCCTGCCGTCATCACCTCTTTTATTCTCAAATAACATCGGATATCTGCATGGCAATGCAGTATTAACTCCCGGCAGTGCTTACGGCATCACGATTCATCATGATGTATCTACGGTGCAGCACAGCGCACAGGTCAATCTTGTAACGCTTATGGAAAGCATGAAGGTGGATATGCTAATGAGCCCGCTTGGAAGCAGAGCGGTTCTTGAAAGAGAGCACGTTTCCACGATGCTTGAAGCCCTTTTATCCTCCGCAGTTCTTATCGGTGCTGACGCTGAAATAATGATAACAGGTGCGATGGAAAAGCATATCGATATACTGCTTGATATGCCTGTTACGCTTTCGGGCGGGAACAGTGTGGCGCTCAATTGGGATATACCAGTTCTGCTTGAAAACACTGCTGAAGTTCATGCACCGCAGGCGGCAAGGGCGCAGTACCGGGAAAGGATAAAGTTGTCTGCATCGGCAAAAGCAAATGTGCCTGCTGCGGCATCAGCGGAAGTGCTGAGTCAGACTGTACTCAGCATATCGGGAACGATCACCCGTGACAGCAGACCTGTGAGATTTTCTGCTCACGGCAGGAATGGCCACAATATAATCGGCGAGCTTTTCGCCGCTCGTTCCGGCTCAGTTGAAGCGGGTGACTATATTCCAGAACCGCAGATAACTGCAAACCTTGATAAATATGGTCTTGCCCCTGTGAGCGTAAATAATAATTCTTCTCATAACGCAGAAGCGGAGCTGGCAACAACATCGGATATTACCCCGATAAATACTGAGCTTGCTATGACCTTAACAGAAGAAAGCGAGATCGGCTACGTCATGTATGCTGATATGAATGCTTCCAATGCAGGTGTTCTCATTCTCTCAGCCGACATCGAAACCAAGGGCGCAGGCTGGCAGTACCCTGTTATTGTGGATACCGATGCTGCCATCTTTCAGGTATGGCTTACGGAGCAGTGCAGAAATCATTTATACCTTGATCCTTACGAGGCGGTTCACCATGCGGAGATAACAAACACCGTTTCGGCAGGTCTTTCCTTTGTAATCCGTGCAGGAATGGAAAGAGAGGTCGACTGTCGTGTGGGCATCACAGGTCAGATAAATACAGTTCGCCGTACCGACTGGGAATACCCGGTCAAAACAGATAACGATCTATATATTCCACAGGCTCTTTATACAAGACCTGCGGGACAGTACAAATTGGAGGTGCTTTAATGCCTGATATTCTACTGAAAAATGAAATAGGAGAGGATATCGAGTATGACGATATCGATACCGTGACCCTGCGGACTGTGGGCGGAGGAACAGCCCTTTACACCTACGGTCATCCGCAGGCAACGGATAAATGGAAGCTCGTCCAGAATGCCGCTGTCGGAGATGCGAGGACAAATATGTACTCAAGGTATTCTCTTAACGTCCCCGACGGCAGGATCTTCGCATATACCGCACCGGATTTCGGAACGTGGTATCAGTCAAGAAATGATGCGTGGAGGATACACGATGAGGTGCTGACCCAGATGTTTTCCGTCCCGCATGGAGCAATACTCGGTATTAATTCAAACAATAAGCCGCTGTACTTCTGGGACGATGAGGAAAAGGAGCTTATCCAGATTTCCTCAAATGCAAGCCAGATCTACAATGTGCGGAAATTCAACGGGAAATATCTGATCGCCTGCTACCGCAACTGGTGGCTGTATGATCCGGATGATAAATCATTCACCGTTCTTTTATCGGGCACAGCGATGTCGATGTTCTGCCTTGAGATAGAGGACGGTCTTTTAATGTCGGTGTCAAACAATAACTCGTCATCGCCGAAGGGCATCTACAAACTTGACCCGGTTACCTTTGAACTCACTCAGATCTATGACAGCGGCTGCTACTGGCTCGGCTTATACAGAAATGGAAAAGGTATAGAACAGTCATCAAGCTATGTTCTGGAAACGGAGGATGCCTATCTTTTCAGTGCATACAGCAACAGCAACCAGTACGGTGTGCTGAAATATGACAAGGCAACTAAACAGATCACAAGGATCATCACGGAAGGATATAACTATTTTGCCGAGTCCTTATCGCAGCGAAGTGCCTATTCCACATGGACAAGAGAAATCATCGGTCACGGAGTAGTTTTTTCTTCCTCAAACAGCACCGCATGGGGAGTGTGGTTCTATGACTATACTTCCAAAACCGTGACCCGTATTTTACAGACAGGATATATCTACAACTGGGTGGAAAGCGAGGACAGCCTCATAGGCAGTTATTCGTCCTTCGGCTGTCTTGTTTACGATAAGAACGAAAAGACCTGGTATCATCCGACCACATCGGGCGTATACGATAACTGTCTGATAATGGAGGACGGCATACTGCTCGGAGGAAACTCTACATCACTGGGACTTAAATACTATGAAATATCAACGGGAACGCTGACAACGATCAGCAGTTCTTACGGCGCATGGAGATATATGATTGATGTGTCCGGCGGAGCGCTCGTTTCCTGTACGGCAAATAACAGCGGTATCTGGTACTTCAAGGAATCTGATAAATCCCTTACACAGCTTACAACGCAGGGATGCGAGTGGTATATGGTCAAGTGGCATGATGCTGTGCTTATGGGCTCTTTCAGTTCCAATGTCTACGGCTGGCATTATTACAGAAACGGAACGCTCACATATAACGCCGGTCTTGATTCAAGCTCCAGAGCCATGCGGTGTATCTCTGTGGTCAATGACGGCTGGGTGATAGGTTCATGGAACTACTCCGCAAAGATGGCTTTTATTGACGGTGAGACAGGTGCAGTCACCGACCTTGGCGTTACCGCCTACCAGATAGGAGAGTATCTAAGCGGCTGGTATGGTCCTAACGGAGCGTGGAAGCCCTCATACGACTACAACAAAAAATACGGCAGATACCGCATACTTTCCTCGTATGACAGCAACGGTATAATCTTTGACGATACCTCACATGAAGCGATACCGATGTATCAGTGGAGCAATACCGATACCGCGCCGATGAGTTCTTATGTGAAAACAACGGCAATGAGGAGGGTATCTTTCACTGATATAGACAGCAACAACGTGCTTATCGTCTGCGGCTCGTCAAGCACAAGCGGAGCGGTGATCTTAAATCATGCTACCGGCAGGGCGTATCTTTTCAACAGCTCCTCGATGTATGCAAACAATGATTACAACTACCGTTTCACACCGCTGATAGAGTTCATTACTGTGGATGACGGCTTTCTCATATATGTTAAGCCTTTTGATTATGAGCAGTGCCCGGTAATGCTTACAAGTGCTCCGGGCGTATGGAGATATTTTTTATCAACAGGCAGACTTCAGAGGCTGTATGCAAGCGGTTACTATGACACGAAAGAGGATGCCCCCGGAGGCTTTTATATCTACCTTAGCTCTCTGCCTGATGAATGCAGGCTTTACTGGAACTCGGAAACCAATACTCTGACTAAAGTGGAGTATTAAAACAATATTTATCATGGAGGTAAAATACTATGGCTTTCACAACTTACGGTTCAAACAACATCTTAAACGGACTGATCGGGAAAGGCTCGGGGCCGCTTTCCAACTGCTACATCGCACTGTCCACTACAACGCCCAATGCAGACGGCTCGAACTTTACCGAGCCTGCAAGTGCATCGGGATATGCGAGGTCGCTTATCGGTCAGTCGGGCTCTGCGGCAACACAGGTCATGAGCGCACCGGCAAACGGACAGACACAGAACACCAGCATTATCTTCTTCCCGGAGGCAACGGCTTCATGGGGGACGGTGACCTATTTCGGTCTTTATAATGCGGCTACAGGAGGACAGCTCGTTCTTTATGGCGCGCTCACCAATCCCATCACGATCTCGGCTAACTATGTACCGCTGTTCCGTGTGGGAAACTTCAGCCTTACACTCACATAATTGAAAGGGGGATGATGATTATGACTGATATTGAAGAGTTGAAAGCAAGCGGGAAATTCAGCCCGGATGCAAAGTTTATGGAAATGTCGGCAAGCTGCGAAGTAAATGTAACGGAACTTCTGCAGCAGTTTTTATTTTCAGGGGAAAACAAGTCTCCCGGAAAGGAGGAAACCAATGTCGTTCACGGTTGAAACCATAGCAGCGGTGGCATCGATAATCACTTCTCTTGTTGTGATCTTCGGTGCTTTTTTTGCGGTCTACCGCTGGTATCTGAAACAGGAAAAGCAGGATAAGGATATAAAGACGATCAAGGAGGAGCAGGGCATCCTTACCAAGGGTGTGCTTGCCTGCCTTAAAGGTCTTAAGGAACAGGGCTGTGACGGTCCCGTAACCGAAGCCATATCCGCGATTGAAGCTCATATGAATGAGCAGGCGCACAAGTAAAGGAGGATTGCATCATGAACAGCATCACTGTTATTCCTGCCATTGCGGCAGTAGTTTACACCATTATCGATATCACTAAAACAGCCTGTGGCGGCGATAAAAAGTTCAAGCGTTTTATTCCGCTTATCTCCGCAGTTCTCGGTGCAATATGCGGTGTGGTGAGCTTTTATTTCATTCCCGGAGTAATCGATACAGGAAATCTTCTTGTTGCAATCATCATCGGTGCATCAAGCGGACTTTCCGCCACAGGACTGAACCAGACCGTAAAACAGCTGACTAAAAAGAATGAGGAGGATGACGACGATGAAGTATAACGATAAGAACAAGCCTCTGGTCTGCATGATGAC